TCATATCGGCCTCAGTTTTTTGATTGCCATCAATGCCGCCCTTGTAGTCATACCGGCCGTAATAATGCCCAAAGATTGACCAATACCGCCAAGATTCAAAAGCTGTAAAACCTTTGGGTTAATCGATTGATAATTTGACATAGCCAAAGAAATAACGGTATCGGTCAAAGTAGTTAAAGCAGCATAAGAAACGATGCCAAAACCCAAGGTAAAAAGTACACGAGCGACAACTGAACCCGTAATCGAAAGCAAAAAAGTAGCTATTGTGGGCATGAGATTAATCCTTGACTGAGCCTAATACGATATAACCGGCAAGCAAAAACGAAATTGCAATCAGTACGGGAGCAATGCCCGACGCAAGATTACATAAGGGTTGATAACTGAAAGAAAGCGATTGACCACCACTGCGCAATGTGGCGACCTCATCAGCCGGACAAGAACCAGAACCCCATGAAGTAGGAGCGAATGAAGTAGGAGCACTAATTTTTGGAATTGCATCAGGATCAGACGCAGAACCCAAAGAGGGCAAAGAGGTCATCCAATCCAAGATACTTTTCAAGGTTGAGTCTTTGGCAACAGTCGAAGCGAGCGATTCAACTGAGGTTTTAACGCCATCCACTGAGGATTTAACGGCGTTAACGGAATTCTGAACGCCCAATAACGTTGAATCTTTAGCAAGACCGGTATTGTCTGTTGGTGGAGTAACAGGCGGCGTTATCGGTGTGATACAAGCCCCCGTGATTGCATCATTAACTTGAGGGGCTGTACACGTCGGAGCAACGCAGGTATTGGTAGCCGTGTTTAAGGTTTCAGCCACTTTACAGGTTGGAGGTGGTGACGGAGTTGCCGGAGTTATACAGGCACCGGTAATGGCATCATTTATTTGAGGCGCTGTACACGTTGGAGCAACACAAGTATTAGTTGCCGTATTTAATGTCTCAGCAATTTTACAAGTTGGCGGCGGTGGCGTGGCAGGAATGGGCAAACACTGTGCTCCCGGAGCAGGATCGGCATCATAATATCCCGATATACAATCGCCATAGGTACAACCGCCAAAGCCATCAGGCACAGAATAAGCCGGACAACTCGTGCCGCCTGTACCAGTACCGCCCGTGCCGCCTGTATCTCCTGTACCAGTACCGCCTGTACCTGTGCCAGTACCACCTGTGCCTGTGTCTCCTGTACCGGTTCCGCCTGTACCTATGCCTGTACCACCTGTGCCTGTGCCGCCTGTGTCTCCTGTACCAGTTCCGCCTGTACCTGTGCCAGTACCACCTGTGCCTGTGCCGCCTGTGTCTCCTGTACCAGTTCCGCCTGTACCTGTGCCAGTACCACCTGTGCCAGTACCAGTACCAGTACCACCTGTGCCTGTACCACCTGTGCCTGTGTCTCCTGTACCAGTTCCGCCGCCGGTATCAGGTGGCAAAGGGCAAGGTGCGATTATTCCCACTGTACCATCGCTATGCGTACAACTTTGACTTGTTGAAGTACACACCATAGTCGAACAGGTATCGGTTACAGGCGGCGGGTCCGTTGGTGGCGGCAATGGACACGCCGGTTTAACGGTAACAACGCCATCTGAGTTGGTACAGGTCTGGTCTACGCTTGTACATATCAGGGTTGAACAACTTGGGGAATCAGTATGGGGAGTGATACAAGCGCCGGTTATTGCATCGTTAATTTGGGGCAAATAACAGACAGGCGCTACGCAGGTATTTGATGACGGGTCTAAGGTTTCAGCTATTTTACAGGTCGGCGTTGGGGTTATACAGGCACCTGTTATAGCATCATTGATTTGAGGCGCTGTACAATGAGGAGCATCACAAGTGTTAGTAGAAGAGTTTAAAGTTTCGGCAATCTTACAAGTAGGCGGAGGTGGCGGAGGTGGCGGAGGATTTATGCAAGCGCCGGTAATGGCATCATTTATTTGAGGTGCAGTGCATGAGGGCGATTTACAAATACCATTAACTCTAGTTTGTCCAAGCAAACAGGAAGGAGCATTGGTACAAGTTGAGCCAGATAAAGTACCACCACCGGGACAATTGTAGGAGGGAACGTTAAAAGAAAATGTATGAGCAGCGTTCACGCAAGTATTATTGCCAGAAAGATAAATATAACCAGCAGCAGAACAATAAGTTGATCCAACAGTAGGAAATGAAGGATATGAGTCAGCAAAAGCAGAGGACGAAGCAAAGCACAATAAGCAAAAAAATATTATCTTACGGAACGATGAAAACATTAACTTGAGAACAATATCCACGCGGCCCCCGTTATAGCTATAAATACAGCGAATAAATAAAAATCAGGAGTCATTAAAGAGCCTTACTAGAATGTTTAAGTCCCCAAGCAATCGCCCAAACCAACGCAACCAACCAAGAGACCTCAATCACGTCGGTTAAATCAACACCAACAAAGAAACCGGACGATAACCGATATTGGTCGGCCGACATTAATAGATAGGTCGTACAATCTACTTCGGTTTGAGTGGAAGAAACAGAGAGAACGCCAGCAGGTGAAGCGTCAATACAAAGAGCCATAAAAGAAACTCCAAAAAAAGGGAGAAACGCGCTTAACGAATCCCCCCTTTGTTTTTAAATCAAATTACAATGCGCGGCGCATGTATTTGAACGCTACCGCCGCAACAATGGCGACCATTGCCAAACCACCAACAGAAAGAGCGTCGGAAGCAGCATCACCCAAAGCGGTTGTAACACCAGCAGGAACGGCAGCTGATGCAGTACCGACCATTGCAATAGAACCGGCAGTAATAGCCGCTAAACGGAGTTTTAAAGTCTTTTTCATTTTGGTTATCTCATAACAAGATTGAAGATTGCCCTAATGGGCGTTAAACCCGCTCTATCTGTGCGACTTCCAGCGGGGTAATGCATTGCGTCCGATCAATCGCACCGGCTCACAAATTTATTAAGCCTAAGCTTGTGGCTTTACAACCTCAGGCACTGTGCCTTTTGGAATAAATAGAATCGTGTTATCACCGGCCGACATAATGCCGATTTCGAAACGGATTTGTTTACCCATATGCTGCTTAAACGCCGCTATGTCATGGCAGGTGAAATCCTGCAACAGTGCTCGCTTGTCGCCACTTTGCATGGCTGAGTCGCCCATAATCTGAATTTTGTCTTTACCGGCCAGCAATACGCCGGTTTCAACGCCGTCTCTACGTTCTTTTACCGGATTACTCACAAACGTGTTTATGAGCTTGCCTTCACATGTAATCATTGCCATTTTTTTAAGTCCTCATTGTTACGCCTTGCGGCTTGCGTACAGCTTCACGCCGTACAGTTATTGACAGAACTCCAAGGGGCAAAGCACCCGCGCCCGGCTACGCCGGACACAGGTGCATTCGCCAACATGGAGCTTGCTATTTTGGTGCTCACCATTGCCCACTGTTTGGTTCGGGTAATGGCTTGGGCGGCGAGCGATGCAACGCCAAAAATCAGGGTGACGTACTCAAAATACTGGTTTTGCTTGAGTTCGCCGGTTTCGTTGTCTACCAGCTGGGTTTTAACCAGGGTAATAGTCTGTTCAAGACGCTTGGCATCAACACCGCCCATAATGACAAGGTAATCAGCCCAGCGGCTTTCGTCGGCGGCTTGCCGTGCGGACTCTAATAGTTCATCGTCCAACGCTTCACGCAGTTTACGTAATTGCCGCCAAACGGTTACGGGTGCGCCGCCGATCTGTTGAAACTGTCGAATACCCCAAACGGAAGCCCATGCTTTGACGCGCTGGCCGTAAGACTGGCTTGCATTGGTGGTGTCGTGTTCGGGGTCGTCAATGGAGAAGCCGAGATTTTTACTGATATATTTGGCAATGTAGCCGGTTGCGGTTCCGGCTTCGGCGTCGATCTCTACGTATTTGAAGCGGTGCTTATCAGCGCCCGGCTCTTGGCCGTCTACTTCAAGGGCATATTTGCTGATGATTTCCCGTAACGCGTTACGATTTTCTACCTTGACGAAAAGGAGCATATGCCAGTGTGGACAGCCATCATGATGAGGTTCGGCAACTCGGAAACCGAAAGGCTTGATATCCAACCGGCCATAGGCGGCCCGAATTTTAGACCACTGCTTAACAAGGTAAATCTGCGCGTCTTTTGGGGTAAGTTCTTGGTATTTGTCGTTTAGCTTGACCCCGGAAAAGCGGTGGTAGCTGCTTGGACAGGTTAAGGTGTAGAACTCGCCGACGTAGCCGTGTTGCTGAGCATAGGCTTCAAATCCGGCCATGCGTATCATTAACTCAGCACGGCGGTTAGTTGGGTTAGCTAACGAGGATTGCACTATCGTTGCCATATCTACCATGTCCGATGCATTAGAAATCATCGATTGCGTTTTAAGAAACTCGGCGGTTTTACAGGCTTTTTTGCCGACTCTATGAACGGTCAGGTTTGAGCTGTATTTTTCCTTGTGTTTGGCTACCCTGCCCTGTCCAATCAGCTTGGATTCATCGACGCGGCCTTGCAGCCGGTCCAAGGTGCGCCGCCACCATTTGACGCATAAAAGACGGGCTTTGTAGCCCTCATCATTTTTCGCTTTTGGCTCGGGAATGCCATTGCCCACCAGATACAAGGCCAATTCGATTTTGTTATCAATAATGGGAAGCAAATTATCAATATGGTATCTAACGGATGGATTAAGCGTTGACATGATGGCCGGCCTTGAAAATCGGGAAATCGTAAAGCGGAATGTTTGATTCAGCACCGGGCTTTGGCGAGCTGGAGCGAATTTTTGATACGTTCATGACGGTGTAAAACTGGACGGACTTGCAACCGCACGCGCACATAAAACGGCGAACGTGCAAGCCGGGACCACCTAAAGACGCACTACGTGCGGCGTAGTCCTGCGGCATAATGATCTGTTTGCAGCGGTCGCAGGTTTCCATTAGTTGCCCCGGCCTAATTCGCACCATTCGCAGACACAATCGACGTGGTGTAATGTTTCGGAAGCGCCGGATAGATCGACACCGATAAAGCGGCCGTAGAGGTTTTCGGCGGCATCATGGCGGGCTTGTGGGTTTTCGACGCCGTTAAAGTATGCTTCTTCAGCGTCGAAGCCTTCCAGGTAATCGTTAAGAATCTCGGTAAGTAATTCGAGATCATCAGGGGTTAGGTCGGTAAGTTGAATGGTCATTAGTTGCAACCCTTTTTTTGATCAAAACCATCAAGTAAGTTGCCACGCTGCCCCATTGAACCGGACACCAAAGCGCGAACCTTGTTAACCCATTTTTCAGAAGGCATAACCGATGCATAATCGCGTAAATCAAGCAGATATTCTTTAAGCAATTCAATGGCGTTAGTGACACCCTGCCCCGGAAATTCAGGCGAATCGGGAAATGCATCAAAATCGTAAATACTACCATCTGTAACATTAGTGCCACCCTGCCCCGGAACTTCGGGGATATGAGCAGAATGGCGGCAAGCGTCCCCGATATTCGGATCAAGAAATTTAAGCTTATTGCTCAAATTTACGAGGTAACAGGCGTCATTGATTGTTAGCTTGTTCAATGACGAAATATAAAGACAACGCATCAACGCGTCTTGCTCAGATGGCGATAGTGTCAACGTGATGTTGCCACGCTCTATAGGTGTTTGTGCGGATTGATCTTTCATAGGCTTGCCTCTATGGTTAGTAATAGTGAGTTTCGTACTCACCGTGTGGAAGATACTAACCGTTGAAAATATACAGTGTCAAGCGTACAGTGAGTACAAAACTAACTAGAGGTTAAAGCTATGAAAACAGTAATTGAATATCTTGATGATTCTAAAGAGAAAACCGGAAGCGATTACATGACAGCAAAAAAGCTTGGAATTACAAAAGAATCAGTTTCAGGGATCAGAAGACGCGGAAAAATGAGCGATGAAACCGCAATAAAAATGGCCGACCTTTTAGGAATCGACCGAAACGAAGTTGTAATAGCCGCGACAATCGCCCGAAGTGACGGCGAAGTAAAAAAGACGTGGGAAAATATTTCCAAGCTAACCGGAATAGCAGCAAGCATTACCCTAGCGAGTGTGCTCGCGCTAGGAAATTCAAGCACCGGGATAGATTTAGATTCAATGCATTCAATAGCCAAGACTGTATATTATGTAAAATTGTATATTTAATAACGGTCGGCTCATTTCTTGCGTTAGCCCTTACTCTTACAATATGGAGTCATAAAAATGGCAGTAAAGAAACCGAGCTTTTATCATACACGCAATAAAATTTGCCCAAACAATAAACAAGCAGCAGAACTATTGGGCGTTGAAGTTGCGCAAATTGAAAAAATGGATAAAGAAGGCGCTCCGTTAATGGCCGAGCGCCTTTTACTTTTCTGGGACCAAAAACATATCAACCATCCCGGTTGGGATGGTTTTATATTCAGCCGTGGCGTTCTGATTCATAAAAAGAAACGATGGAGACCAGAACAGCTCATTCAAATGCGTAAAGACGCAGAAAGAGTTTATCAGCTCGAATGTGAGATCCACAGGCTAAAAAGTTGGTCTGGATTAATGAAGCTGACAAAAAAGCTAATTTTAAAAAGATTAGCGGATACTAAAAAATGATATCGTTTAAGACGAAAATTCCCAAAAATGGGAGCTAAGGACAGTACTACTGAGTATGGAAAAGAATTGCACTATATGTTAGCCTTTGACTTCGCATCAAAAGAAGTTAAACCAAATAATAAACAGGAATTCTTATGCGTTAATCAGTTTTAATTAGTACAGTACTTTTCATTCTTAGCTCGCATTTATGTCTAGCCAGTGAATCAGGTGATCTTATTTACGACGTCAATTCAGAAAACGGGATCGTAAAGTTTAAGATCACTAACAAAAAGCATATACCGACGAAACTCAAGTTGGTAATTTTAAGCTTACCAATAATACTGAAAACAACCTATCCTGACCAAGAAATATCTCAATTCAAATCCTTTAACATTTCAGAAAACGCTAGTCAGTGTCCAAGATACAAGCCTAACGGATACCAATACTGCAAATCTATTGGATTCGGCGTCTACTCCCAAGCAGAGTATGAAGATAAGACCCTTAGCAATAATTTCGTAACGTTCATGCAATACATAAAATAAAGGCAGGATAGACCTCGCAAAATGCAGTCTATACAAAAAAGCCCTGGTGGTTCTTCGATTTTCCAGTGGGGCTTTTCTACATAAGCTGCACACGACATTATGCGAAGTCTCGAATCTGAATTGTGCCTGTCTGTACAACGCCTTCCGGCTTCATTAGCTGATAAAAGGTTAACAGGAAGGGAAATAAGTTTGGGCCCGCGCGGTGATGACAGCCTTGCGCGAGTATGTGCGATATCATCAACAGGCTGCGAACTGGCAAAGTACATCTATCGAGCTAACGTGATAAACCGTCTCGGCTGCGCTCGACTGCATTCCCTCCTGACAACCACCTGGCTCTTCGCTCGACCAATCGCAGCGCCTAATTAATGATTGTCAGGCTTGCATACGTTGGCAGCGAGCCGGACAAGTGCAAAATACGAGTTTGCATGAAACACCGCTCGGCTACAACTGTCTACATGAGTACTATATCTAAAATTTGTCGTAAATGTCTTGACGGTGGCCCAGGGTTAAAACCAGAACTTTAAGCTGTTGATCATCAATGGTGTAAACGATACGGTAATCCCCTACCCTGACTCGATAACAATCGGGATGGCCTTGCAGCTTAAGCGAACCGTGAGGCCGTGGGTTATCGGACAGGGTCAAAAATGCGGCAAATAAACGCTTTTGGATAGTCTTGGACAGTTTGGCAAATTGCTTTTCGGCCAGCGGCTTAAGGCTCAGTTTATAGGTCATATTTGGCTTTCAGCTCTTCAAGCGATATTTCACCCGGTTCTGACAAGGCAAGCTCGGCTTGCTGTATATCCCATTTATCACACTGATACCGTTCTATAAGCTGATCCAAGAAGTTTTGAATGCTCAAGCCGGACTCTGACGCGGCTTGGCGGATACGTTGTTCGGTGGTAGGCTCCAGGGTAATCATAAGGGCAATCTCCAGCTGATTTAAATTAAACTTAGTATATCAAATCCCACAAAAATGTCAAACAATATTATGATAATTATCATAATATGATATTACCGTATTACGATAATTATCATTACCATAATATCATATTATGATAATATTACTTGAAAGGCCTGCTTTTATATGTAATAATAGCTTCAACATAAAAGCCAACCTGGAGAAAGAAAAATGAACAATATCAGTCAAATCAACAAAGCAAAACGTTTAACTGAAGAAGAGGTTCACACGGCGGCCGATGAATTGAAAGAAACCGGCGTCAAAGTGAGCAGTATTGAAGTTTATAAGTTCTTAGGCCGGGGCTCGTTAACAACGATTACGAACTTCTTAAAGACCTGGAGTCAAGAAGAGCAAGTAACTACCCTGCCCACTTTGATTAGCCTGCCGGAGTCATTAAGCAAATCGGCCGAACAGTTGATTTTCAAGTTATGGTCAGAATCGCAAATTTTGGCCGAAAAAGAAATAATCGGCCAGCGGGAAGCCTTACGTCAGGCTGAAGCGGTGGCCAATGAGAAAATAGCCGAAGCGGAAGCGTTCAGCGAAGAACAAGCTAAGCAGATCGAAGCTCTAGAAGCTAAAATCGAAACCATAAGAAAAGAAGGTGACGAACAACTTAGCAGCTGGATAAAAGAAATAGAAAAGGAACAAGACGATAGACATCAGGCGTATATGGATAAAGCAGTATGCGAAGAAAAGCTACGTGAAGCCGAAAAAAGATTCGATTATGTTAACGAAACATTAATTAGCCAACAAAAAGCCAATGAAGTGTTAACCGGCGAAAACATAGAATTAAAAAATAAGCTTGAAAACGCCGAACAAAGGTATGTAGAAATTAGGAATCAATTTGATAAAACAGGAGAAAAACTTTTAAAAACAGAAAACGAAAACAAGAAACTGGACATTGAAAATAAAGTACAAAAAAATCAAATAGATAAGCTAATTTCAGACATGGAAAGCCAAAAAGAAATTTCTGCAGTAGAAGCGAATGAAAACAAGGCCTTAAGAGAAAAAGCGGCCAAGCTGGAAGGTGAACTTATCGCCTGGAAAAGTATTAAGCCGGAATTAAAAAAAATTATCGAGATCAAACCAAAGAAAGAACCCTTGGCAAAAAGCCAGAAAGAAAGCCAATTCAAACAAACCGAACAGCCAGAGTAAATAATTAATAAACCGTTACTCGCCGGCCGAAAGGTTTACCTGGTCAGTAACGGTTTATTTTAATAATTACGTTCACGAAATGAATAAGCGAATATTTTCGAGTTAATGCCAAAACGGACCCGATCGAACCTAACCGCCCGCCCTCTTTAGTATTTTTTCATGTACCCAACCGTTGTTAGTGAGTATAACTGCTTCCATTTTTTTTACGGGCGTTGTCAAAGATTCAACATCACTTTTAAGGGAATCAATTGCAGAGATTATTTCTGGTGATTTTGCCCATTCAGGAAGATCATAAACTTCATATGTGTAATTTACTGATGAAACTTTTTGCCCAAATAGATCGGCAGGTTCGGTAAATTGAGTAATCTCTTTAATTCTGGCCTTGCCAAAACAAAAACCACCAACGGATTTTCCGCCTAAGGTTTTTTCTATATCTGGTTTGTAGTATTTTCTACCCTCATCCGTTAAATCAAATAATGGGGCGGGAACCGTTTTTTTTACTCTACTAAAATAATCGGATATTTCTCGACTCCCTTCTTTTTTCGATACTATGCCCGCTTTCGCCAGGGCTTGTAATTTTTCCTTGATTCTATTGAGATCAAAATCACCTATCGTTGTAGGTAATTCCGTATACAAATAACATTTTGGATAAGCTGTATCGAGATAAGCCTGAATCGAGACTTTAAAGTTGTCTTCATTAGCGGCTTTCGGATCAGAGCATCCAACAATAGCAACAGCAACTGCAAAAATAGTGCTTCTTAATAGCATAGTTTCTTCTCTTGGTTAATAAATTGATTAATGATTCAGAATACTTAACTTAACGAATTACGAGACCTAGCGCGTAGTATAATTCAAAAAAGAATAATGTTATCTTACTGATGGAGTAGATAAACAATTATTTTCGCGGACGAGAAAATGATTATTTGGTCATGACTAAATTTCTCAGCAAGAAATTAGTTTCGATTCTGTAGATAAACTCAAAAGATAAACTCGAATTTTAGCCGCTAAAACTTCCCAGCCTGGCTAAGAAATTTTGTCCCAATACTCTGATAATGAAAAATATGAAATCTCAAATTAAACATCATCTAAATCTCCTTCTTAATGAGTTGGATCAAAATCAAAGTTATAACGATGAAAATCCACTTTTAACAACCGAAGCAGCTGGAATTGGACAATTTATAAAAAAAATCGCGCTTGAAATTAAAGATTACGAATTAGTTGGTATGGCGGAAGCTATCTGCCAAAAAGTCCAGAAAATAGATGATGAAAATTTATCGATATATGAAGAATATCAAGACTCACTGATACAAGAGATCTGGAATTCTAAAACTTGGTTTAGCGCAACAGACATAGGTAGCCAATTAAATCCTCAATGGACTGCAATCAAGACCAACAAACTTCTAGAAAAATTGGGATTCCAACAACGTGAAAAAAAGGGATGGGTTATGACTGACAAAGCTATAGATTTATGTCAGCAAAGAGATGAGGAAAAAGGTGAGCGTCCATACATACAATGGAAACCTGCTATAGTAGAGAGACTTATTGCCGAGATAGAAAATAGCTGTCGATAAGCAATATTTTCGCGGGCGCGAAAACTATTATTTGGTCATGACCAAATTTCTCAGAAAAATGCTTAATCCCACGCCCTGAAACTTCGTCCTCGCGCTGGCGCACTCCGGGCGAAGTTTCAGGGCGTAGGATTGCATACACCACTAAACCTTTGTTATCTGCAAGATCAAAATAATTTCAGACTCGCTCTTATCTTCGGTATGAGAAAAGAACCAATCGGGGATAAAGGAAAATCCGGCATCTGTCTCGGTTGACTTGGTTTCGTTCAAGCCGCCCAATATGATGACATCACCGGTATTTGTTGAAACGTTCGTTGATATTTCCCGCTTTGTCAGTGTCGGCGAGTTATTAACGCCGGTATTTGTTTGCACAAAACTAGAAACTTGTTGATTGATTTTAAGATCAATCACCGATTCTCGAACAGACGGCGTTAAATCGAATAACACCCCAGCAGAACGATATTGAACAGATTGCACCGCCTGCCCTGCCCCCTGGGGAAACGATAAAGCACCCAAAATAGGTACATCCTGACCGATGGTAATGTGAGCCGTTGAGCCGGATAAAACCCGCAATGACGGCGAGGAAACGACCTTAAAACGGGTATCTGTCGAAAGCGCCTGCATGACGGCATCAACTGAAACACCGGCCACAGGGGAGCCTTTGTAATGCAAATAACTGTTCATAACGGTAGATGCAACGGGAGCGATAGGACCGCCAAAGCCGGTCATCAGAGCACCGGAAAGAAGCGAAGCGGCAAGCTGTATACCCGTTCCTTGTTGATTACCCGTGTTAACCTCGTAAAGCAAACCACGTACCAGCACCTCACCGCTTGACGTATCAACTTCGGCCAGCAGTTTCTTAAGTTTTTCAATTTCCTTATCTGTGCCGGAGAAAACAAGCGTATCGGACTTTCTATCAATCATTGCAGCAGCAGAACCAGGTGGAACCATACTGTTATCTTGTTTTGATGATTTCGAGGCGTGTACGGTTCTTGAAGCGGTAAATGAACCCTTAAGCAAAGGAGATAGCAAATCAGCCAAATATGAACCATCACGAAAACGAGGATGATAAACAAACGTTTCTTTCTCTACTTCTTTAACTTCCTGTTTAGTGCTAATCAGATCCACACCTGACACCGTTTTAATCTGGTAGCCCATCAAATCCAAAAAAGCCAGAAGGAAAGGCCGAACGCTACCGGTTTCAGAGTTCCAGCGGAATGAAGCGGGGCGAGTGTCGGCAATTATGGCCGGATCAAGCACGTATTGAGTTTTCACCACTTCGGTAAATATCACGCGCACAATCTCGGATACCGGCACAGAATCAAGCTCAAAAGAAGCGCTTCCTGGAAGTGTCTTTTTGTATTCAGCACCATAAACAGAGAAAGCCAAAAAAAACGCCATCACGAGAATAAAGAATTTCATTTTTTTACCGCCATGGAAGAACCAGAAAAAGACGTTACCTTGCTGCCGTCCACATCCCCAACCGAAGCAAGGCCGGAATTATGAAAAACAGAAGGTGACTCAAAACGAACTCGGCCAGAGGAACCCATAACAACCGAATAGGTTATATTAGGCAGCTTTAGTTGCCCGGCATAACGCCAATTTTCAGAAAAGGCAGGAGCGGCGGAAACCGACACAGGATTGGCCGCAGCAAATAGAGTTGTGTCAGAAACAGGAGAGGAACCTTTAGCGCCAGTCCCTTTTGTATCAGATACTTTAGTATCGGCAACAACGGCCACCGGCGTAGGATGAAAAAAGCGCCAAACATTACGAAACGAGAAGAAACCGACCACAAAAAGCACGACGATTCCCAACCATAGTCTCGGATTATTAAATATGTTTTGGCGGCTATCAACATTGACCGTCTTGCCATCAGCGCCGCCCTTAAAACTGCTATAAAGCGGGAAAACATTTTTATCATAACGACGAACCCAAGAACCAATCAACGCCCCCTTGACCATCTTGGAACCTTCCCACATGATCACACTGTAAGTGTTACCCATGCCCAGGGAAACTTTCTTGTGCGTACGAAAAGAGAAAGCGACAACCGCTTTTATCGACCGGTGCAGCGTTCCCATATCCTGAATCATCATGACCAAATCGCAAGCAATACCGGTATCCGGATGAGTGAAATGACCATGCTCAAGAAAGAAAGATTTATGATTCTTTAGAATCTTGTTATCAGACCCCCAAAAACGCCACGCTTCATCGATACAAACTAAATCCCCTGGTTGAACTATTGTGTCCGTATGTTCGCCCCTATGGTCATCAAAATAAGGGAAAAAATCAGCCTTAAAAACATCCTCATTGACAACATGAAAAACATGGCCGAGTTTATCAATATCGATTTTGCGCTTCTCTGCGACATATTCCCTAACCAAATCATTCGAGATTCCATCTACGTTAGTCACAACGCGACGACCCAACGCGATAGCCTCAACAATCACTTCTGAAACAACCTCGTAACTTTTACCGGAACGCATAAGACCGGTGTAAACATTAATTGGCATTGAACCCCCTTCCCTATCCAATCACCGGAATGCGCCTAATAATGAACCGAGTGACAAAAGCCGCTAAACCCGTTGAAAATCCCATTGAGAAATTAAAAAGATCGAGAAAATACCAAACACCCGCAGGAATACCGGCAAAAACGCCATTCAAAGACGATGCAGTAGGAAGCAATCCAGATCCAACCAAAACTTGAATAAACTCTGTGGTAATGAAAAAAAGACCAAAAAACAGCACAAATTTAACGATAATCGACCGGAAAACAAACCCAAGTACAACATTAAACGCAGACGCTAAAATTCCAAACATAAAGCCACCTTAAGCCCTTAAAACAATGAAAAGACCTACCATTGTCCAAACCAAAGCCATCACAGCATAAAGCGTATCGCGAACAGCGGAAGTATCAAGCAAATCACAATGACCGGACAAAGTAAGCGTTTTACCCCAAACAACCGCCGAAGGCTTGGGACACGTTGAAGCATGAGATGGCACAACAAAAGTTTTAAGATCAGGCATTAAATTCAACAATGGTGAAAGTATCTGTTGAGCAGTTGGCGTCGATTCTAAAACAGGCGCAACAATAGCGGGATCAGGCCCCAAATCAACAACAGAAGAACCGGAACCAACAGTAGTAACAGCAGGATCAGGATTAATGTTAATAGAAATAACAGAACCCGGAGCACCAACAGGGCTTAAAGAATCCTGAACAGTGGGGTAAATATCACCATTTGGATTATTTTGAGTGCTATAAGACTGCGCCACATCCCAGGAAGAAACAGGATCATACATTGAATAAGGAACCCCAGTATATCCAGGTTTAGCGGCGGCTTGTTGCCACGCCTTATTTGCAAGATCGGCAACAATTTGAGGATTCAAAGGAGAAGAGCCTATGCCGTCATTAATGGAAAAAGTACCATTTGCCAAGTCCTGAGGCGTACCCGTTTTAGTCTCGGTAACTGTAACCGTAGGAGGCGGTAAACACTGAAAAGATAAGGTGCTCCATGAAGATCCGGCAGGACAAGTACCCGGCAACTTAGCAGCCGTTGCAGACTGATGTCGAACCATACCGGTACAACTCGGTTTAACATCATTAGGGTAAATATCGGTACGACAATCAATCATATCGTAGGTATATAAAACACTGGTAGTGACCTGTTTAGAAGTAGCATTATAAGAATAACTGGTCAAACCAACATTAACATTAACCATGATTTGTGTATAAGTCGGCATTGGCAAACTATTAAACCAATTAACATATTCCTGAACCGTAGCATAACCAGTTGGAGAACCAAAATACCAAAGGCTATCTGTAGAAACCAAGCCGCGCGGTGCTGTATCTGGATTAGGATTAGTTACTGTTGTTGTGTAATTAAACGTCGGAACGCCGGAACCAGCACTAACATTCATGTTAGGATTGTTTGAACCTGTCGCCACGGGTTGCGGCAAATTCGGCATTGCATAATCCATAGCCAATTGCAAACCAGCACCAACGGCAAAACCAGCCGCTAACGTCAACCAGACAGGAGCACCAACCGCCCCAAGAAGCGCAGAACCGCCCGCACCAGCCGCAGCCGTAGCAACATCAGAAAGACTAACGGAAGCAGCGGACAACGTCGGAACAAAACGAGGATCATTAGCAGCAAAACCTTGGTTTTTCATCTTTGTTAAAAGAGTTTTGCCTACAGCTACAGCCAATTTACTTGCAGTGGCAGCGCTAGCATAAGACTGAACCGGAAAAACAACAGAATAAAAAATAAAAGAAAACAAAAAAAGCAAACGAAAAAGCTTATTCAACTTCATAATTTACAACCTCCCGAAAGCCAGAAAAGAAAAAAGGGAAATTAAATTAGAAGAATAAAACCAATAAAAAACAGCATTCAAAAGAAACAAGGTAATTAAATACTTGCAAGAAAAATAAACAAATGGATGACTATAAAACCAAAAACGCATGTAATGAAAATTAAGCATAAACAACCCCTTACTTTAAACCCTCAACAACCGCCCAGGCCGATACCAAGCCCCAAACAAACATGAATAAATACCAAAGATCATTGACCGTCATAACAGAATCTCACAGAGTCTCTAAACCAAAATAACGCCTAAAGCCACTAGCAAACTAACTAATTCTTAAAGACAAAAAAAAGGGAAGCGTCGTAATAACGGCTTCCCTTACTAACACTAAAAGTAAATTACTTGGAACGTAACATTGCCAAACCTAGACCGGCGCCTTTAATGGCAACATAAACAACCGCCAACATACCAGCGATAGACAAAACAGCGGTCGTAACGGTTCCAAAATCAACCGCTGAGGTAAGACCTGACAAATCAGGTCCAGCAGCATAGGCACTTGTAATTGAAAGCAAAGAAGCAACAAGAAGAGCAATAAAAATTTTGAACATAAAAATTTCCTAACAAATAACCCGGAAAACGCCGGGACGCTTTTTCTTCAGGTACGACCCCGAATAAAGTCAAAAACCTCCGGCAAAGCCGGAGGCTTGAAAATGTGAACCGCTCAAAGCGGGTTAACTTATGTGCCACCTAAAGGTGGCGGGTGCTTTAAAATAAGTCGAACTGCTCTATTCGCTTGTCCTCTTCTTCTTGATGCTTGATGTAATTGCGCACAGTTTCCTCGTCTCTACCCACTGTTGAAACGAAATACCCTCTTGCCCAGAAACTTTGACCGTAAGCGTCCGCTTTGTATTATTCGGCACAAGGTAAGCGAGAAAGAGAAGATCAGGAACTTTTGAAAGAATCTAACAGAATTAATCAGGAACGATTAAACGTTGAACGTGAACAGCTTCAAGAAATGCGAGAACAGAAAGAGGAAAACCAATAGACGAAAATAAAAAACCCGTCACTGGGATGGGTTATCTGTTTATTAATTTGTCGATTTGTTTTCTTTTATCCACGCTTCAACCTTATCAATCGCCTTTTCTTCTGCCTCTTCCCTAGTCCATCCCCACGATTCAGTAAATTTTATATCTAATTTAATTCGTTTTCCGTTGTTTATTTCATAAATATAATCAAGTTTACCGGCATATTTGTTATGCTTAATCGGCGGAATTATTTCCCTTGTCTCGATTTCGTAATCAAATTCTTTCATTTTTTCCCCGATTCTGACTTAGGAATCTTGTTAAATTCTTTAAAAAAAGCATTAATTAAATTTCTTAACAACACATCATTTTTACTAAATAAATCCCCTGCACCAATACCTTTACCTATAGTTTCTAATGCTCCAAACATTGCCACTTTGACGAGATCATCTATAAGAACCATGTCATCATTAGGATTGATATTAACAAGATCTATCTCTTCCCAACTTTCAAGGCAGTTTGTATGTGCAACTAATTCTGTAAAGTCTTTATAAACCTCGTCGATAGTCCCCTTTTCAAGGTCAACAATCATATACTGATTACCTTTTTTTTTAAGCTTCTTATTGCCTTCAAGTAGAGCGCGTTTAATACGCGCCTCAACGGCCCGCTGTGCCACTTTCAATTTCATTTTATCGCCTTAAATAAAAACCCGCCCAATGAAGGGCGGTCGTTAATGCTTGATTAAGCCGCCTGTTCCAGATATGCGCCAAGGAAGTTAATGTGTCCTAAAATTTCAGTTTTAAGTTTTACCAAATTCGGTTCAGTTCCATTTCTCTTTGATAAGTGCCTGTGATTGTCTGTGTAATCTTTGATCAATTGAAGGACGGTATCAAAACCTTCATCCGGTATATCGGAGTAATTCAACTTAACTTCTTCAAACAAACTAATCACGACCTTTCTATATTCCACTTCCAAAGCCTCATCATTTGAAAATAAAAATTGTGCCAAATCGTCAGTATTGGCACTAAAGGCTTTTAGGACTGACATTCTATTAAAAATCTCTATCCCTTCTTCGTCATGTTCTGGTGGGCAAAATTTAACCGCATATTCAACCGCGTAATCATCTAGCTGCTTTAAAACTTCGTTACTTAAAATTTTAGTCAT